AGCCAGAGAGAACCAAGTAGTATCGCTGGCTTTTGATCTGGCTGAGAAGCGACTTCGAGAGGGAAACGCTTCGGCTCAAGAGATCACGTACCTGATGAAGCTCGGTTCTCCTCGCGAGAAGCTTGAGCAACAGAAGATCATGTACGAGAACGAGCTGAACAAGGCGAAGATCGAAATGATGGAGCGAGCTGAGCGAATCGAAGAGCTCTACGCCGAGGCCATCAAGGCGATGGGTCGTTACTCGGGTCAAGCTCCGATCGATGAGGGCGATTACGATGAGATTTAGAACCTACTCGGAACTCAAGAACATCGAGAGTTTCGAGGATCGGTTCAAGTATCTCTCGCTCAAGGGAACAGTTGGCGAAACCACTTTCGGATTCGATCGCTGGATAAACCAACAGTTCTACACCTCGAGAGAATGGCGAGACGTTCGCGACATCGTTCTCATACGAGACGAAGGTTGTGATTTGGGTCATTCCGGACTCTACATTCATCACCGTCCGACGATCCATCACATGAATCCGATGACCTTCAAGGATCTCGAGAACGAAGATCCCAAGATTCTCGATCCGGAGTATCTGATCACGGTTTCACACAGAACCCACAATGCCATTCACTATGGCGACGAGAGACTACTTCCCCAGCCGCTCGTCGAACGTAGACCTGGCGACACGAAACTCTGGTAAAGGAGAAGGGCAATCATGGCTTCAGTAGCCGTAGACTTCGACGGCGTGATCCACGCTTATTCTCGAGGATGGGAAGACGGCTCGATCTACGACGCACCTGTTGAAGGAGCCTTCGAAGCTCTACGGCTGCTGATGAAGAAGTATTCCGTCGTCATCTTCACGTCGCGGGACACTCAACAAGTTGCCGATTGGTTCTTCGAACAGGACTGTGGTATTTCCGTAACCTGGGAATTCCCAGGAGACACCAGCCTGCAGTTCTGGAACACGCAGGATCGTCTTTACATCACGAACCGAAAGCTTCCAGCCGTCGCCTATATCGACGATCGTGGAATTCGTTTCCACGACTGGGAGCAAGCACTGAATGAACTGGAGAATTCTTGATGGGTGCCATCGGCTACGATCGTTCGGTCGTCAACTATATTCCGGAGCTCAGTGCAACCAAGCATGTCACTCATGTTGCGCACACGAAGACTTCGGTGACTCTGCACCACAACGCCGGCAAGCTGACGCATACTCAGCTCCTGGCTGTCTGGAAGACGCGAGCTGCCTCGGCTCATTTCGATGTCGATGCGGCCGGAAGTGTCGCTCAGTATGTCGAGGTCGACGAGTACGCATGGGCGGTCGGCAGTACGGCGGGCAACGAGACGTCCATCTCCATCGAGATGTGCAATTCGACTCTCGCTCCGAACTGGGAAGTTTCCGACACCACTCTGAACGCTGCGTGTCGTCTTGCCGGCTGGCTCTTCGCTCACGTCATCAAGGCGGAGCCGACCAAGGACAATTTCTTCCCGCACAAGCACTGGTCCTCGACCGACTGCCCGGGTCCGTATGTTTCCTCCGAGTGGTCCTCGCTCCTGACCAAGGTGCAGACGGCTTATCACTCGTTCGTGGGTACCGCGGTTTCCAAGCCACCGTCCACCAACCACGAGACCAACGACAAGGTGGCCGATGAGGTCATCGCCGGCAAGTGGGGCAACGATCCGGGTCGCACCAAGGCTCTGACCGCCGCTGGTTACAACGCCAAGACGATCCAGACCCTCGTCAACGAGAAGCTCAAGAAGAAGTCTTCTTCTCCTGCCCCGAGCAAGCCTTCCACGCCGGCCAAGAAGTCGATCGCGGAGGTGGCGAAGGATGTCGAAGCCGGCAAGTACGGCAACGGTGACGAGCGGACGAAGAAGCTCAAGGACGCTGGTTATGACCCGGCCGCGGTTCAGGCTCAGGTCAACAAGGATCTCGCAGACAAGTCCTCGACTCCCAAGAAGTCCGTCAACGAGCTGGCTCACGAGGTCCTCGAAGGCAAGTGGGGCAATGACCCCGAGCGTACCGAGAAGCTGACTGCGGCCGGTTACGACGCGAAGGCCGTTCAAAACGAGGTCAACAAGCTCGCTTAGTTTCGAAGGAGGTGTCCCACGTGGCAGACAGTATTCTCAACTCGATCAAGAAGACTCTCGGAATCGACTCGAGTTACACAGCGTTCGATCCGGATATTCTGATGCACATCAACACCGTCTTCTCCGATCTCAACCAACTGGGGATCGGTCCCGACGAAGGTTTCATGATCGAGGATGCGTCTCCCACGTGGGACGACTACCTCGACGGCGACAAGAACACCAACAACGTCAAAACATACATGTTCTTGCGTGTCAAGCTCTTGTTCGACAACGCTTCGATGACTTCGAGTGTGGTCGATGCGATGGAGCGTCAAATCGACAAGCTCGAATGGCGTATCAACGTCAAGAGGGAGGGAGAGAAGTGGACGGACCCGACAGCACCGGCCGTATGACGTCCGCAGGGGACAATCTTGTCCATTATGGCGTCAAGGGTATGAAGTGGGGCGTTCACCGCGCAACGTCCAGTTCAGGAACTCCCAAGCCGCCGGCGTCCGAGGATGTTCTGAAGGTCGATCGGTACAAGGAGACCATCAAGGCTGGCTCGACTCGAGCTCTGTCCAACAAGGAACTCCGAGACGTCGTCGAGCGGATGAATCTCGAACAGCAGTACAGCAAGTTGATCGGTTCCAAGAAGTCGACAATCGATCTCGGCCACGATCAGGCCAAGAAGATTCTCGGCCTCGGCGATACGTTGAGTCGAGCGTACGCTTTGGCGAACAGTCCTGCCGGCAAGGCTGCCCGTAAGCTCATCGTCGGCGTGTAGGAGGGTTCCGATGGCGTTGTCAAACACCGCGGTCCCGACGTACTACGGGGAATTCCGCGAAGCGGTCCTGCGTGGTGATTTCCCTGTAAATCGGGAAGTCTCACTCGAGATGAACCGTATCGACGCGCTGATCGACAACCCGAACATCTACTACGACAACCTTGCAGTAGAAGGTTTCATCCACTATTGCGAAGAAGAGCTCACGCTCACTGATGGTAGCGATCTTCATCTGCTTCCGATATTCAAGGTCTGGGCGGAACAGATATTCGGGTGGTACTACTTCGTCGAACGCAGCGTGTACGAGCCATCCGAGGGCAATCATGGTGGACGGTACGTCACCAAGACCATCAAGAAGCGCTTGACAACCAAGCAGTATCTCATCGTTGCCCGAGGTGCCGCAAAGTCGATGTATGCCGAGTGCATTCAAAGCTACTTCTTGAATGTCGACACATCGACCACCCACCAGATCGCCACGGCTCCGACGATGAAACAGGCCGATGAGGTCATGTCACCGTTTCGGACAGCCATCACTCGATCACGAGGTCCGCTTTTCAAGTTCCTCACCGAGGGTTCGCTTCAGAACACCACGGGTTCGAGAGCTATGCGACAGAAGCTGGTCTCGACCAAGAAGGGTATCGAGAACTTCCTGACTGGGTCTCTACTGGAAGTTCGACCGATGTCCATCAACAAGCTCCAAGGACTCCGTCCGAAGGTCTCCACGGTCGACGAGTGGCTTTCCGGTGATATTCGCGAGGATGTTGTCGGTGCCATCGAGCAGGGTGCATCCAAGCTGGACGACTACTTGATTGTGGCGATCAGTTCCGAAGGTACCGTCCGAAACGGAAGCGGCGACACCATCAAAATGGAGTTGGCCGACATTCTCAAGGGCGAATACCTGGCTCCGCATGTTTCGATCTGGCACTACAAGCTGGATGACGTCACGGAAGTCGCCGATCCGTCAACGTGGCTCAAAGCCAACCCGAATCTTGGGAAGACGGTTACGTATGAGACTTACCAACTCGACGTTGAACGATCCGAAAAGGCTCCCGGAGCGAGGAATGATATTCTCGCCAAGCGGTTTGGTATCCCGATGGAAGGCTACACGTATTTCTTCACGTACGAAGAGACGCTTTCTCATCCTTTCCGGGTCTACTGGGGAATGCCTTGTGCTCTCGGTGCGGACCTCTCGCAGGGCGACGACTTCTGTGCGTTCACATTCCTCTTTCCGCTGCCACGAGGTGGATTCGGCGTAAAGACGAGGAGCTACATCACTTCTCTCACATTGATGAAGCTACCCGGGGCCATGCGTCAGAAGTACGATGAGTTCATCGATGAAGGAAGTCTCCACGTACTCGAGGGAACCATCCTCGACATGATGGAGGTCTACGACGATCTCGATTCCTTCATTCAAGAATCTCGCTACGACGTTCGTGCCTTTGGTTACGACCCGTACAACGCCAAGGAATTCGTCAGTCGTTGGGAAACCGAGAACGGTCCCTACGGCATCGAGAAGGTCATCCAGGGTGCCAAGACGGAATCTGTTCCTCTGGGTGAATTGAAGACCTTGAGTGAAGAGCGAATTCTGTATTTCGACGAAGCTCTGATGTCGTTCGCCATGGGCAATGCCATCACCCTCGAGGACACCAACGGAAACCGCAAGCTTTTGAAGAAGCGTCAGGACGAGAAGATCGACAATGTCTCGGCTCTTCTGGATGCTTGGGTTGCATGGAAATTGCACAAGGAAGCGTTCGAGTGAGAAAGGTTTCGAATGACACATTCGGATGATGAAGTAAATGAGCATATAGAGTTCGGATCACGTGTCGTCGAAAACCTTATCCATGGAGATCTTTTCGACGTTCCTTTGTCCGAGATCGATAGCCTTGCACACCATGGTGTCAAAGGTATGCATTGGGGCGTTCGCAGGAATCGCGACAGCTCCGATGGTTCAAGCTCATCAGGGTCGATTTCGACCAAAGATAGCGTGAGCAAGAATGCATATTCTTCTGCTTTGAAAAACTTGAATTCAAAGCCTCTGACCAAGAAGGAAATCGCTGCAAACCTGGCTGCGAACGAGAAGAAGTTCCAGCAGAAATTTGATGGCGATGACAAAACTTCGAAACAGAGCTTTGCTTCGAGACATAAGAAAGGGCTCATAGCTCTAGGTATAGGTACCGCTATTATCGGCGGTGCGCTTGTTGGCGCCTCCATTGCTGACAAACGCGCTATCGAGTCGATCGGTGCTTACGCCGGAAAAGAGATCCCGAACGACGTATTCGCCAAACACGTCGCTTTCTCGAAGATGAAGTCGTGGGGTCCTTACCACGGGTATGTTCAGCCAAGTTCATTCGAGAGACCTGCTTACTCACTTCCGGCTGGACACACCTTTCATCGAATCTCCCGAGTCGAAGAAACAGCATTCAAGGGCGCGACCTACGCCACGCACAACACTGAAGATTTCCATCGCTATGTCTCCCAGTTCCGTGGTGAGTTGACCGCCAGCGGGGCCAAGTCTCTGCATCATATTACGTTCCAGGCCACGGAAGAGATCAAAATCCCCGATCTCAAAACCGTTCTCGATACCCTCAAAGAAACTCTTGATGGTGCTGCTTCTACAAGCCACACTCCTGAACAAGTTCTTGAGAAGTATCAACAGTTGAGCGGCGGGTCATGGGGAGGAAAGCAAGGGAAGAGCCTTATCAAGGCTCTACAGGACAAGGGTTATCACGCCCTGGTCGATGAGATGGATGCGGGAGTCATCGGGGAAACCCCGATTGTTCTGTTCGGCAATGGCTTGGGTGCAAAGGCTAGCGAACCACTCACGAATGAGTTGATTCAACAGGCCGAGTCCAGTCTTGTCGAGTTGACGAATAGAAAGGTCGGGGAAACACTATGATCGAATGGAAAGGAGGTGAACATGGCATTTCTTGATCGCATCAAGCACGCATGGAACGCCTTTACGGATGAACCTCTGAATCGACGCATTGGTGGCTTCGGCGGAGGAGCAAGCTTCGGCACAAGGCCGGACAGACAGTATATTCCGTTCTCAGCCGAGAAGACCATCATTTCTTCGATTCTCACACGATTGAGCATCGATGTGGCTTCGGTCAATATTTCTCATGTCCGTACGGACGAAGATGGTCGTTATCTCGAGGACATGCAATCAGGTCTCAACAACTGTTTGACTGTCGAAGCGAACATTGACCAGGGAGCTTATCACTTCCGACAGCACATCGCTGAGATGCTTTTCGACGAAGGCGTCGCTGCGATTGTTCCGATCGACGCATCGTTCGATCCGACCATGTCGAATACCTATGACATCAAGACCATGCGTGTCGGCAAGGTAGTCGAGTGGTTTCCCCAGATGGTAAGAGTCGAGGTCTACAACGAGACCAAGGGGTATCGAGAACAGATAACCCTGCCGAAGCAGATCGTCGCCATTGTTGAGAATCCGCTCTATCGGGTGATGAACGAGCCGAACTCGACTCTGAAACGACTCGTTCGGAAACTCAACCTTCTGGATGTCGTCGACGAACAAGCGAGTTCCGGAAAGCTCGACCTCATCATCCAGTTGCCGTACGTCATCAAGTCCGACGCACGACGACAGCAAGCCGAGCAGCGCCGAAAGGACATTGAAGCTCAGCTGCAGGGCAGCAAATACGGTATTGCTTACGCTGATGGTACAGAGAAGATCCAACAGCTCAACAGGCCGGCGGACAACAACCTTCTCAGTACAGTCGATTATCTTACCAAGATGCTCTACGCTCAGCTTGGTCTCACGGATGAGATCATGAACGGTACGGCCAATGAATCAACGATGCTGAATTACATCGATCGAACGATTCGGCCGGTGATGATCGCAATCACGGAAGCCATGAAGCGAACCTTCCTCACCAAGACTGCTCGCTCTCAGGGTCAGTCGATCATGTACTTCCGCGACCCGTTCAGTCTCGTTCCGATGAGTCAGATCAGCGAAATCGCAGATGTCTTCTCGAGGAATGAGATTCTCTCCCCGAACGACATTCGCACGGCTATCGGCTTGAAGCCCTCCAAGGACCCCAAGGCCAACCAGCTTGCGAACAGCAACATGCCGGCTAAGCCGGGCGCACCGCCAGGCGACCCAATGCCTGTAGGGATAGGAGGAAACAGTCAAAATGGAACCTGATTTTGGTGGGTACGCCACCAAGGCAAACCTTGTGTGCAGCGACGGGAAGACCATAGTTCCCTCAGCATTCGCCCACATGGACAAGATGTCGGTTCCGCTCGTCTGGCAGCACGGCCATGACAAGGCGGAGAACGTTCTCGGGCATGGTGTACTCGAGGCACGTCCGGATGGAATGTACATCCACGGATATTTCAACAACAGCTCTGCTGGTCAGCATGCTCGTGAGTCTGTTCAGCACGAGGACATCAAGTCTCTGTCGATCTTCGCCCGAAAGCTGAAGATGCAGGGCCAGAGTGTCATGCACGGACAGATCCATGAGGTCAGCCTCGTACTTGCCGGCGCGAATCCCGGAGCCAAGATCGACTTCGTGAACATTCGTCACTCCGACACAGGTGATCTGGAAGAGATCGACGAAGCGTTCATCACCACCGGCGAAGAGGGCCTCGAGGTCAGTCACGCTGCGAAGAGTCCTGCCAAGCCCAGTGACTCGAATTCCAACAAGGAAGTAGGAAACAACGTGGCCGGCACCACTGACGAAGAGACTGTGAAGGACGTCTACAACGACTTCACTGACAAGCAAAAGAACGTCGTGGACTACATGATCGCTGTCGCGCTTTCGGAGGCAGGTGCTTCTGCTCAGCACTCCGACGATGACGATGAAGTGGTCGAGGGCGAAGAGGTCGACGAGACCGAAAAGGAAGAGACCAGCGACGAGGGCGTAGCCCACCAGGAAGGAAGCGAAATCGTGTCCAACGTGTTCGACCGCACCAACCAGGACACCAAGCCTGGTGAGCTCAAGCACCACATGATCGACGAGAAGGGTCTGAAGGACCTTTACCAGGCCGCCAAGCGGACCGGCTCCCTGAACACCGCGCTTCAGGAGTACCAGCTGGCTCATGGCATCGAGTCCATCGAGCAGCTGTTCCCGGACCCGAAGCTCCTGACCGCCACTCCGGACTTCAACAGCCGGAACATGGCCTGGGTGCAGGGTGTTCTGGACGGTACCCGCAAGAGCCCGTTCTCCCGCATCAAGACCATCTCCGCCGACATCACTCAGGACGAGGCCCGTGCCCTGGGTTACATCAAGGGCAACATGAAGAAGGAGGAGTGGTTCAGCCTCATCTCGAGGACGACCACCCCGACCACCATCTACAAGAAGCAGCGGCTCGACCGGGACGACATCGTCGACACCATCGACTTCGACATCGTCGCCTGGCTCAAGGGCGAGATGCGGGTCATGCTGTCCGAGGAAATCGCCGTCGCGATCATGCTCGGTGACGGTCGTGAGGTCGACGACCCGGACCACATCAGTGACCCGATGGGTGCTTCGAACGGCGCCGGCATCCGGTCGATCATGAACGACGACGACCTGTACGTCACTCGTGCCAACGTCAGCATCAACGACGAGAACACCAACTGGGGCGATGTCGTCGACCAGGTGCTGACCACCAGCGAGTTCTACAAGGGCACCGGTGCTCCGACGTTCTACTCCACTCAGCGCACCATCAACAAGATGCTGCTGTGCAAGGACACTCTGGGTCGTCGCCTGTACGACAACATGACTGCTCTGGCTGCTGCCATGGGTGTTTCCAACATCGTTGCTGTCGAGCCTCTTCTGCGTTTCCCATCTGTTCTGGGCATCATCGTCAACCTGACCGACTACAACATCGGTACGGACCGTGGTGGCGAAGTCAACCTGTTCGACGACTTCGACATCGACTTCAACCAGTACAAGTACCTGATGGAGACTCGCGTCTCCGGTGCTCTGGTGAAGATCAAGAGCGCCATCGTTCTGAACAAGGTCGCCAACACCAACACCGAGGTCGAGCCCGAGTCCCCGACCTTCGTGCGTTCCACCGGTGTCGTCACGATCCCGGACCAGACCGGTGTCGTCTATAAGAACGCCGAGACGAGCGCCACTCTGACCGCCGGTCCGCAGACCGCTCTGGCGGCGGGTGCCAGCATCGACATCCAGGCCGTTCCTGACACGGGTTACTACTTCCCGACCGTCGGTGTTCCGGGTGTCGACCAGTGGACCTTCAAGCGCCCGACCAGCTGAGGTAATTAGTCATGGCAAAGTTCTTCGGAAGGATCGGATACGGCGAACAGGTGGAATCGGCGCCCGGCGTATTCAAGGACGTCATCACCGAATATTCGTATTACGGTGACGTCGTTCGGAACATACGCCAGCTCCGTGAAGGCGAAGTGATCAACTCCGATCTCTCGCTGAACAATTCCATATCCATCGTTGCCGATGCATATGCCAACGAGCATTTCTTTGCCATTCGCTATGTTGAGTTCTCGGGGGCTCTTTGGACCATTTCCGATGTGGAAGTCCGGAGCCCCCGTCTCATTCTGACCCTAGGAGGTGTCTACAACGGACCGACGGCTTCAGTTGCAGGCAATTCTTGAGGGCTTGCTGGGTACGACCAACGTATATTTCCAGCCTCCAGAGAATGTGCAGATGAAGTATCCGTGCATCGTCTACCAACGAGACCTTGCGCGCACGGAGTTCGCTGGCAATCTCCCATATTCGTACACCAAGCGATACCAGCTGACCGTGATCGATCCTGATCCGGACAGCACCATTCCGGACAAGGTCGCCAAGTTGCCCATGTGTACTTTGAACCGGTTCTTCATCGCAGACAACTTGAACCACGATGTCTTCGAGATCTACTTCTGAGAAGGATCAAACATGACAGCACTCACCTGGGACAAGACCGGAGAGCGTCTCTTCGAGACCGGTGTCGACCACGGTGTTCTCTACCTTCCCAACTCTCAGGGTGTCTATGACACCGGTGTTGCGTGGAACGGTCTGACCGGCGTCGACGAGAAGCCGACCGGAGCCGAGTCCAACAAGCAGTACGCCGACAACCAGGTGTACGTGAACCTCATCTCTGCCGAGCAGTACGAGGCCACCATTACCGCCAAGACCTACCCGGACGAGTTCGGGCAGTGCAACGGTGAAGTTTCGCCTCAGCCCGGTTTCACGATCGGTCAGCAGTCCCGCAAGCCGTTCGGGTTCTCCTACCGCACCCTTCTGGGGAATGACCTGGCGAACACCGACTATGGCTACAAGCTCCACCTCGTGTACGGCTGCCAGGCGGCTCCGTCCGAGCGGAACTACCAGACGGTGAACGACTCTCCCGAGGCGATCGACTTCAGCTGGGATATCACCACCACCCCGATCGAGGTTCCCGGCTACAAGCCGGCGGCCACTTTCACCATCGATTCGACTCAGGTCGACGCGGATGCGCTCAGCGCGCTCGAGGATGCTCTCTACGGGACTGCGGGCACCGACCCTCAGCTTCCGACGCCGGCGGCTCTTCTCGCGTTCTTCGCGGGCACCATCACCACGGTGACCCCGACCGCCCCGACCTACGACTCCGGTACCCACACGATCACCATTCCGACCGTGACGGGTGTCGACTACACGATCAACGACGAGGTGGCGACCGGCGCCGTCGTCATCACCGAGGACACGCTCGTCAAGGCTTCGCCTCAGCCGGGCTACAGGTTCCCGGACGTGGTCGACACGGAGTGGGTCTTCACTTACTCCGCCTGATAGCAGAAAGGAGGCCAGAGAGTGCTCACTATCACCGTCGGGTCCGAAGAGTCCTACGACGAGGAGACAGAAGAGTTGGTGCAGGTCGGTGGATTCGATCTTCACCTCGAGCACTCTCTGGTTTCTCTGTCAAAATGGGAGTCGTTCTATGAAAAACCGTTTCTGAGCGACGTACCAAAAACTCCGGAGGAGACGCTTTTCTACATCAAATCGATGATTCTCGATGAAAAAGTTCCTCCGGACGTCTTCCTCAAGCTCGAGGAAAAACACATCGAGCAAATCAACGACTACATCAGTGCCAAGATGACGGCGACTTGGTTTTCCAAGACATCGCATCGTCGTAGTCATGAAATTGTCACTGCAGAAATCATCTACTACTGGATGATCAGCCACAACATCCCCTTCGAATGCCAAACGTGGCATCTGAACAGGCTGTTGACACTGATCAAGGTATGCAACGAGAAGGCTGCACCCAGAAAGAAGATGAGACCTGAAGAAATCGCGGCGAACAATCGTCGTATCAACGAAGAACGACGTCGTCAATTGGGGACCACGGGATGACCAGACTCGATTGGGGCGTAACAGGAACCCGTATCTACGAGGCCGGTGTGGATCGTGGTGTTCTGTACATTCCTGGGATTGCAGGAGTCCCCTGGATCGGCTTGACAGCTGTCAACGAGGATTCATCGGGCGGCGATGCTCAACCGTATTACCTAGACGGTGTCAAGTAC